CCACAGGTGGCTAAATTTTCACCATGTCGTTAATTCAAAGTTAAAAAAAGTGCTCAAAGTTTCACGAAAGTGCTCAAAGTTTCACGGTTTTAGCACTCGATTTAACCGAATTCTAATTCTATATTCATGTTTCCCCTTGTAAGTCATTGTTCCTTCGTCCTCGTGTGCTCAAAATGCTCGAAATGCTCAAAAAAAGGGGTAAGCCTTTTCTACACGCGCGGGCGCGCGCGCACGCACGCGTTCGGACCCTTAGGAAGTTTGAGCACTTTCAGCACTGCCCCTATTCAGGCTGTGCGCGAAGTGCCCGTGAAACATTCCGGCGCGTCCGATTGGGCTAGACGGCGTGGCGTGTCCGATGAGCATGCCCGTGGACTGGTATGGGCGCGCGTCCGTGTCCGCTGAGCACTTTCAGCACTCGCCGCACGCCCGGTTCCCTGGCGGGGTGCCGCTCCGGTCGCCACCTGCCCCTGTGGCCGCGTCAGCGGCCCCGGGTGGCCCACACACCCTTCCCGCCGGCATCGCTTGCGGTTCGCGCGGTCGGCCGCTACGGTGCGCCCATTCGGGGACATCAAGGCGGCGTGATGGGGCGCGAGCGGCCAGCAGACACGGACGCGTTCGGCGACGGCCAGGCGCCCGCCGACGTGCCCGGCCTGCCCGCCGTGTTCCGCCGCCCCGAGGACCGCCCCGACCACGGCTGGGTGTATTCGCCCGCGCTCGGCGAGCTGGTCGCGGAGCTGTACGTCGACGACGCCTCGGCCGGCGGCCTGTGGGCCATCCACGCCGCCATGCCCGACCGCATCCCGCCGCCGCGCGTGCTCGCGGTGTGGAAACGCCAGTATCCGGCGTTCGGGCAACTGCTCGCCGCCGCCGAGAAGGTGCGCGCCGCACGCCTGATGGAAGAATGCGTGGTCATCGCCGACACCGACCCGCGCGCCGCGCCCAAGGTCGCGTTGTCGATCGCCGCGCGGCAACGGCTCGCCGAATCGCTCGACGCGGCCACGTGGGGCAAGGGCCAAGCCGGGGCATCCCCCGCCGCGCCCGGCCTGAGCCACGACCAGCCGGTCGCCGTCGCGCTGTCGGACGACGAGCTGGCCGCGCTCGCGCTCGCCGGCCGCAGTGACGGGCCCGCCGACGGGGGGAACCCCCCGTGAGAAAACGGAGTCCCTGCGCGTGCGGCGAACGAAGTGATAGCGACTTCGGACTGAGCACTCAAAAACCAGCCGTATCCGGAAGCGACCACGCCCGATCGGTGTGGGAGAAATTCATCGCGCCAGGGAAAGCAGGGCAGTTTTTCGAGGGTGGGGGTATGCGCGCGAGCGTGCCGAGCGGAGCCGTGTCCGCGAACGAATACAGGGGTAAATCCGATGCGTAATGGCGTGCTGAGCTGGCGTGCGGGCGAGACGACGCTGCAGGTGTCGTTGGCGCGCGCGATGTACGCGCCCTATGAGGCGTGGTGGAACACGCTGCCGGCGCCGTATTTGCCGCCGCTGTCGTTGTGTGCGGTGTGGCCGGACTGACGGGGCTGCCGGCGCCGTGCCGGTGCGTGGAGGGGGAGTGTCATGGGCGACGGGATCGAGACACGCGAGGCCGAGCTGCTGGGGGTGTACGTATGCGTGATGCGGCTGGGGCGGGACATCGGGTTCGGGATGTCGCCGCGTGGCGCCGAGGCGGCGGCCGAAATCGCGCTGGACGCGCTCATGGACGGTATTGCGGCGAGCGAGCCGCAGGTGTGCGCGCTGGAGTGGGAGCAGTGATCGTCGTGGTGGTGGAGGGCGCGGAGACGGCGGCGCGGCTGCGGGAGTTGGTACGGCCAGGCGTCGAGGTGCTGGCGCTGGCGTCGGCGGCCGGTCGGCGGACGTTCGAGACGGTGTTCGTGGTCGGGGTGGTGCGGCACCGGATGACGCCGGCGCAGAAGCGGTGGCTGGCGTCGGTGTGCGCGGTGAACGCGGACGTGGTGTGGCAGTAAGGCCGCGGAGGCGCGCGGTGGTGGTCGAGGTGGCGGCGGGCAAGCCGGTACCTCGAGCGAACGCACCCGGCTGGTACCGCTGCGCGTGCGGCGAGTGGCTGCACGGGCCGCCTGGGTGGTACTGGTGGTGCCCGGTGTTGCGCGGGCCGGGGCGGCCGATGGTGGACACCGGCGACGGGCCGGGCGTCACGGTTGCGTGAAGGTGGCGCGTAGGGCAGTCTCCGCGCGACGGGGACGCCGGCCGCCGGTTGCGGCCTGACAGGGGAGAGGGGTGATGACGACGCTGTTTCCGGCGAGTCTGGACGACTTCAGTAATCCCGCGGGCTCGACGTCGCAGGCCGCGACGCGCACGCACGCGCAGCAGCATGGCGATTTGAACGACGCGGTGGAGGCGCTGCAGCGCGAGGTGGGGACAAGCGCAGGCCTGCCGGCGACGTCGCTGCGCGCGGCGATCATGACCCTGCTCGGCACCGGCACCTCGGGCGTGTTCGCCGGGTTCGTGTCGGTGAAGGACCCGATGTTCGGCGCCAAGGGCGACGGGGTGACGGACGACACCGCGGCGATCCAAGCGGCGCTCGACTACCTGCACTCAATCGGCGGCGGCGTGCTGTTCGTTCCGGATGGCACGTACCGCAAAGCGGACAGCAGCGCGAGCCTGGTGATGTATTCCAACATCACGATCGAAGGCGTAGGCGATGCCTCGGCGTTCTTCTTCGACGACAAGGACACCGTCGCGCGCAGCGGCAACGATTTCATGGTGTGCGACAACACCAGCAACATCGCGTTCCGCAGCTTCCGCATCACCGGCACGGCGCTGACGTACACCAACGAGACGAACCAAAAGCAGTGCTTGACCGGCACCGGCATCGACGGCTTGGTGATGCACGGCGTGACAATCGAGAAGGTGCGCTACATGGCGACCGCGTTCTCGAATGTCGCGAACGCGCGCATCACCGGCTGCGAGCTGGACTACGTCGTGCGCGACGGACTGCGGTTCACCAACAGCTACAACATCGCGATCGTCGGCAACAATCTTCGACGCGTGACGGACGATTCGGTCGCGTTGCATGCGCTGGACGCGAACACGCCACCGAGCGGCGGCTTCGTGGTCGAGGGCAACACGTTTGAAGCCTGCCAAGGCATCAAGGTGCTGGGCGCCAAGCAGCTGACGATCCGCGGCAACGTCATGCGGCGCATGCTGCGCTCGCCGATCATTGTGCAATTGGCTGCGAGTGGCAGCGAGGGCAACACGCCGCAGTTCGCGATCGACGTGTCCGGGAACAACATCACCGACACGTTCGGCGACCGCGGGACCAATTACAACATCTACGTCGGCTCGCTGGCCGCGCGCGCGAACGGCGGGCTGACGACGCAGCCAGGCGTCAACTCGGCGCCGTATGCCTACAACTACTTGAACGACCTCGACACCGGCACGCCGGTCAAGGTCGGCCAGTTCGGCATCCGGGTGTGCGACAACGTCATTGCGCGCACACTCAACACCGGCAGCGCCTACTCGGCGTGGGGCTACGGCACGCTGTTCGATCGCACGACGACCAACTTCGTCAGCGACCCGACCATCGCCTCGACGGCGTTCCAATGCCACGGCCTCAACCTGGTGGCGCCGGTCAACGGCCTGCAGATCGCGGGCAACAACCTGAGCGGCCTCGGCACCGGCTTCACCGCGATCCTGCTGTCGATCACCGGCGCGAGCAATATCCAGGACTACGCGAACACGGTGATCGCGGGCAACGTGCTGTTCGACTGCCCCGGCGTTGGCATTGCGTGCACGACGCTCGGCTCGGGCTCGGGCGCGAAACAGGTCATCGTGCAGAACAACACGTTCGACCTCGACCCGTTCTTCCGCGCGTCGACCCACAACGCCGACAACACCTGGTCGAGCACCGGCAGCGTGGTTGCGATCAGCTGCAGCAACACGGTCGGCTTCCTCGCCGGCGGCAACGTGTTCAAGAACATGGGGCAGACCGGCATCGTCGGCTCGGTGACGACGGAGCTGGGCGCGAACGTGGTCTATGCCGACTTCGTGGCCTCGGGCGATAACGTCAGCAACAAGGGCGTGCGCCAGCTCCCATCGGCGTCGCTGGCGGTGATCGTGCCGATCGACGGCGACCCGACCTCGGCCACGTTCGGCCAGATCGCCAACGCGGTCAACACGCGCGCAGCCTCGATCCCGACCTCGGGCCGCTATGTCGCCGGCCATCGCGTGCTCAAGGACACGCCGACGGTCGCCGGCAGCGCCGGCTCGCAATACACGGTGACGGGCTGGTGGCGCGTCACCACCGGCGCGGCGCACGTGCTGAACACCGACTGGGTCGAAATGCGCTGCCTGACCGGCACCTGACGCATGACGATCGACGCCGCTGCTGCTGCGACCATCCTGCTGCGGCGGCGGCGCATGCGCGCGTCGCTGGCCGCGTTCGCGCAGTCGATCCAGATTCCCGGCGCGCCGGTCGGCGGCGACGATTCGGAGCTGTTCGCGCCGGTCGGCACGGGCATGGCGAAGCACCATGTGCTGATCTGCAACGCGATCCAGGCCTGTCTCGAGACGGACTACGGGCGGCTGATCCTGATGATGCCGCCGGGCGCGGCGAAGTCGACGTACGCCTCGGCGATCGCGCCGGCGTGGGCGATGGGGCGGTGGCCCGGCTACCAGTGCATCCTGACCTCCTACGGCACCGAGCTGGCGAAAAAGCACGGGCGCAAGGCGCGCGCGATCTGCAAGCAAGCCGTGTACCAGGACGCGTTCGGGCACGGCATCGACCGCAGCCGGAGCGCCGCAGAGCTGTGGGGCATCACCAACGGCTCGGAATACATGGCCGGCGGCATCCTGTCGGGCATCACCGGCAACCGCGCCGACGCGGTGTTCGGCGACGACCTGATCGCCGGTGCGCAGGAGGCCGACTCGCCGGCGACGCGGCAGGCGACGTGGGAAGCGTGGGAAATGGACGTGATGACGCGCCTGAAACCACGCGGCTCGGTGGTGTTGCTCGGCACCCGCTGGCACCCGCTCGACCCGATCGGCATGCTGTTGCCGGCCGATTACGACGGTCGCAGTGGGCCGGTGCAGTGCAACGACGGCATGGTGTGGCAGGTGTTGTGCATCCCCGCAGAGGCCGAGCGCGAAGACGACCCGCTCGGGCGCCAGGCTGGCGAGATGCTGTGGCCCGAGTGGTTCCCGCCGGAGCATTGGATCACCCCGCGCAAGAACGCGCGCAACTGGGCCGCGCTGTACCAGCAGCGGCCGTCGATCGAGGGCGGCAACCGCTTTAAGGCCGAGTGGGTGCAATGGTACGAGCCCGGCGCCGAGCCGAGCGCGCTCAACGTGTACGGGTTTTCCGACTGGGGCGCGCCGTCGGAGACGTCGATCGACCCCGACTTCACCGAGCACGGCGTGTTCGGGCTGTGCCCCGACCGCCATGTGTGGGCGCTCGACTGGTACTACGGGCAGGAATCGACGCTGACCGGCCAGCGCGAGAATTTCCGGCTCGCGCAGACCTGGCGCCCGTTGCAGTGGACGAACGAAAAGGGGCCGATCTACAACGCGATCGCGCCGACCCTGAAGGAGAAGTTCAAGCAGGCCGGGCAATACATGCGGTGGGACGCGCTGCCCTCGATCGGCAACAAGGTCGCGCGCGCCGAGTCGTTCTACGCGATCGCCGAGGAAGGCCGGCTGCACCTGCCGAACCTGCCGTGGGCGCACCGGCTGGTCCGCCAGCTGTGCGACTTCCCGCAGGTGCCGCACGACGACGCCGTCGACGTGTGCTCGCTGGCCGGGCGCAAGCTGGCGAACATGCCGCACGCCTGGCTGCCGGAGGTGCCGCGCGACGCTAGCCTCAAGCCGTTCTCGGTCGAGTGGCTGTTCCATGAGGCCAAGCCGAAGCCGACCAAGGACGTCGTCATCGACTGACTGGGGTTGACAGAAATGTCACGGTTGCGTGAAAGCAGCCGATCGAGTAGGGTCCGCGCAACAGGGGATAGGGGAGTCGGGGCATGGCATGCCGCTGCCAACGGACGCCGGGGGGCGTCCTCATGTTCGCCATCACCGGCGACATCACGGCCTGGAGCAGGCGCATCGCCCTGCTCCCCTATCACCCTGCCGTCCCGCTGTCCGTCAGCTACACGGTGGTGCGATGAGCGTCGCCAGCGAAGCCGAGCTGCAGCGCACGATCGGCCGCCTCGAGTCCGAGGTCAGCACGTTGCGCGGCGAAGTGACCGCGATCAAACAGCAGCTCGGCGACATCCACGGCGTCGTGATGCGCGCACAAGGGAGCTGGAAGGCACTGGTCGGCACCGCGGCGTTCAGCGCGGCGGTGACGGGGTTCGCGATCAAGGTCATGTCCGCCGTGGGAGTGCTGAAATGAGCCGCTGGCACCGCTTCCTGCTCGCCTTCGACCGCCGCTACGCCGAATGCCTCGTCGTGCTCGGCCTGATCGTCGATTACCTGCAGGCGAACACCGCCTGGGCCGCTTACCTCGGCAAGTGGGGCGGCCTCGCCACCGTCGCGATCGGCGTGTGCGCGATCCTGCTGCGCATCGCGCGCGACAAGGCGCCGACGACATGACCGAGTGGGCATTCGTGAAGCTGCTTGGCGGCGTGCGCGGCACGCTGTTCGCGTTGCTCGCCGTGTGCGCGCTCGCCTGGGGCGGCACGCAGACGCTGCGGCTGCACCTGAAACAAGACACGCTCGATCGCATTGCCGCGCAAGCGGCGCACAGTGCGGTCGTGGTGAGCGAAAAGAACCGCGAAATCGAACAAGAGCGCAGCGATGAAGTCAATCGCCTGACGATCGCCTACGAACAAGGGAAAGCCGCCGGTGAAAAACGCAATCAAGGCGTTGTTGATGACGTGCGCACTGGCAAGTACGTCCTGCGCAACACACTCCGCTGCCCCGCCAATCCCGCCGCCGCGGCTGCCGCCCATTCCGGCGCAGTTGCAGACGCCGCTGCCGAGGCAGGGGTTCTATCTCGAGACGATGTGCTCTTTCTTGTTCGATTCGCAGGCGATGCCGACGGCTTGCGCGACAAGCTCGCCCTCTGTGAAGCCAACCTTCGCGCCGACCGCGGACTCGCCCCATGAGTGACATGCTGACCGATCCGGGCATGCTCGACGCTGCCAACACCGCCGTGCTGCAGGCGCAGGGGCAGAAGGTCGACGATGGCGTGCGAGACCACATCAAGCGCATCCGCGGCCAGCTCGCGCAGGCATTCGCGCACGACAAGGACGCGCGCGACCGCTACGTGCGGCTGCGTAAGCTCGCCGCCGGCGACTCGAAGTGGAAGGTCGACACCAACCTGATCGGCGCCATCATCGAAATCCTGATGGCGTTCATCTACGCCAAGAACCCGGATATTTCGGTCACGCCGTCGGACAGCGTCGACGACTTCCGCGAAAAGCAGTACGGCGACGTCACCCGCACGCTCGAAATCGTGGTGTCGCGCCTGCTGCGCGACGCGCGCCTGAAGAAGAAGGCGAAGAAGTGGGTGCGCTCGGCGATGACGGTCGGCCCCGGCTGGCTGCGCGCGACCATGCAGACGCGCACCGAGACGATCCACGACCCGGTCGTGCAGAACGAAATCAACGACCTCAAACAACAGCTCGACAACATCGCCGCGTTGCAGCAGGAGGCCGCCGAAGGCTGCGGCAATCAGGACGAGCTGCGCAGCCGCATCGAGGCGCAGATGACCGCGCTGCAGGCCAAGCTCGAGCGCCAGGTCGGCACCGGGCTGGTGCTCGACGTGCCGGCGCCCGAGGACGTGCAGGTCGCGCCCGACTGCGGCGAGCTGGAAAACTACCTCGATGCGTCGTTCATCCGCCTGCGCTTCTACAAGTCGAAGGCCGAGGTGCTGGCGATCACCGGCTGGTCCGAGGATGACCTGAAGGGCGCCAACCTGTATTTCCAGCGCCCCGCGAGCGAGGCCAACGGGCAGGGTGGGCAGGACAACGGCAACCACCGCCAGGAATGGCTGCTGATGACCGACAGCGCCGCGCAGACCACCGCCGGTTTCTACCTGGTCGAGGAAGTGCAGCACAAGGCCGACGGCGTGGTCTACACGCTGGTCGACGGCATCCATCACAAGTGGGCGCGCGCGCCGTATGCGCCGCGCCAGTCGAGCCGCTTCTACGACGTCTTCCTGCTGGCGTTCCACTACATCGACGGCGAGCGCCATCCGCAGTCCGACGTGCAGCAGCTCGAGCGCCTGCAGGACGAATACGGGCGCACGCGCTCGAACTTCGCCGAGCACCGCAAGCGCGCGATCCCGAAGATCGCCTTCGACCAAAATCAGATCGACGACACCGACGCGAAGAAGATCGCTGACGGCCAGATCGGCGAAATGGTCGGGATCAAGCTCAGGGGCGAAGACATCGGCAAGGCGATGAAGGAGATTTCGTACCCGCAGTTCGACCCGCGGCTGTACGACACGCAGCCGATCACCACCGACATGGAGAAGGTGTCGGGCGCGCAGGACGCGATGCAGTCCGGCGTCGCGGTCGAAAAGACCGCCACCGAGGCTGAAATCCAGAACAACGGGTTCGGCGCGCGCATCGGCACGCGCAAGGACGAGCTGGAGGACGTGCTGTCCGACCTCGCGATGCACGTCACGCAGATCGCGCTGCAGACGCTCACCGAAGACTACGTGCGCAAGATCGCCGGGCCGATGGCGGTGTGGCCGAAGCTGTCGGTCGACGACATCCTGACCGCCTTCGACGTCGAGGTGAAGGCCGGCAGCACCGGCAAGCCGAACACCGCGCAGCAGCGCAATGCCTGGCAGGCGATGCTGCCGATCCTGGAGAAGGTCATCACCGTGATCGGCAACCTGAAGGCGAATCCGCAGATGGCGTGGGGCGCCGCGCCCTACGAGGAGCTGCTGAAGGAAACCGCGCGCGTCCTCGAATACAAGGGCGACGTCGACAAGCTGATCCCGAACCCGCCGACCATGCCCGCCGGCCTGCCCGGCATGCCGGGCGCCAATCCGGCCGCGGCGGCTGCGGGCGCCCTGCCGCCGGCGCTCGCACAGCTGGTGCCGGTCCTCGGCGACGCCGCAAACGCGCGCACGCCCACTCCCGCCTGATCTTTCCCGCACGCCCTGACGAGGACGTCCCATGCCCCAAGCTGCCACTCCCGCCGCGCCGGTGAACCCGGCCGGCGAACCCGCCGCCTCCACCATCCCGGTCGACACCGACATCCTCGCGGCTGTCAACAGCGCGCTCGCGACCGGCCAAGCGCCCGGCGCCGTGCTCGAGCCGGTCGTCGAGGAGGATGATCCACCGAGTAATCCACAGGCCGGCGACCCGCCGGCCGATCCCGCCGCGCCCGTCGATCCGGCGGCGCCAGCCGACCCCGCCGCTCCGGCGGACCCGGCCGCGCCTGCCGCACCCGTAGACCCGGCTGCCACGCCAGCGACGCCCGCCGTCGCGGACCCGGCCACCAAGCCGAGCGACCAGTTCGGCGAGCTGCCCGCCGACGCCAAGGCCGAGACGAAGGAGCGCTTCGGCAAGCTCAAGGAGTCCTACGACGAGGTCACGGCCAAGCTCGGCGCGATCGAGCAGCGCGCGACCCAAGCCGAGGCGACCTCGCAGCAGTGGGTCGAGACGATCACCCGCACCGGCGCCACGCCCGAGCAGTTCGGCGAGACGCTGGCGTTCCTGTCCGACCTCAACAGCGGCACGCCGGACGGCATGGAGCGCGCGTTCACCACCCTGCAGTCGCAGCTGGTGATCCTCGCCCAGGCGCTCGGCAAGGAAGTGCCGGGCCTGCACGACCCGCTGACCGGCCACCCGGACCTGCAGGCGCTGGTCGGCGACGTCGACCGCGATGCGCTGGTGAAGCTGGCCGGCGAACGCGACCGCGCCAAGGTGCGCGCGGCGCAGGAGCAGCACGTCCGCGAGACGCAGAGCGCCACCGCGCAGCAGCAGCGCGCGGTCGAGGCCGGCCTGGGCCAGCTGCAGCAGTTCGCCGCCGCCGGCCGCGCCAGCGACCCGCAGTTCGACGCGAAGACCGCGCTGCTGGCGCCGGCGATCAAGTCGATGGTCGCCAAGCTGCCGCCGGCCGAGTGGATGGGGACGATCCGCGACCTGTACGCGCAGGTGCAGCTGCCGGCCGTGGCGCCGGCTGCCCCGGCGGCGCCGGCCGCGCCGCGGGTGCCCGACCCGGTTCGCGCCGGCGGCAACCCCAGTGGCGGTGGCCCGATCGGCAAGGCGCCGGGCAATCCGCTGGAGGCGATGCAGGCGGCGCTGGACGGGATGGCGCGACGCTGACAGGGGTTGACACCCTCTTGACATTACCTTCACGTTCTGAAACAGTGGAGTCTGCCCGGCATCCGGGCGCGCGAGCGGGCCACGCCGCGCGTCCGGGCGCCGATCAACCCGCTCAAGCAGCAGCCGGAGTCGCGCCCGGCAGGGGCAGTTAAGAGGCGTCGCCCACCTCGAAAGCGGACAGGTGTTCACACCCTTCCTTTTCTTTCGAGACGGCCACCATGCCCTTCACCTCCGAACAGTTGTCCTACGCCGGCAAGGCGGCGATGGACTACATCATCAAGCAGAACCCGACCGACCTCTACAACACCGATCGGCCGCTGCTCAACGCGCTGCAGAAGACCAAGAAGTCCTTCCCCGGCGCCAAGCAATACATCAACGAGAAGCTGCGCACGACCAACGACTCGAACTTCCAGTGGTTCGCGCCGGATGGCGAGGTCACGTACAACCGCAAGCGCACGCTGGCCGAGGCGAACTTCGCCTGGGGCTCGGCGCACGACGGCTTCGCGCTGACCGAGGAAGAGCTGCTCCAGAACTACATCACCATGACCGACGACGTCGACGCCTCGCCGACGGATTCGGAGAAGCAGCAGTTCGTCAATCTCATCCAGGAAAACACCGACACGCTCAAGGCGGGCTTCGGTGAGAAGTTCGACTACGACCTGCACCTGGACGGCACGCAGAACGCCGACGCGATCCCAGGCCTCGACGCGCTGGTGTCGACCACCCCGACCACCGGCACCGTCGGCGGCATCGACCGTGCGACCTATGCCTACTGGCGCAACCAGGTCGACACCAACATCGCCTCGACCACGGGCCTGCTGCAGTCGGAGATGGAGAAGACCTGGCGCAAGTGCACCCGCATCGGCGGCAACGCACCCGACCTGATCATCGCCGGCAGCAAGTTCCTCGACGCGTACCGCGCCGACCTGCTCGCCACCCGCACCGTGCAGGTGTCCGCGCAGAAGGGCGGCATCAACCTGGACGGCGGCTCGGACAACATGACGTTCAAGGGGGTCCCGATCCTGTGGGACCCGGTCATGGACGACCTGCAGGCCGCGCTCAACCCGACGGTCAACTGGGACAAGCGCTGCTACTTCCTCAACACCAAGTTCCTGAAGCTGCGCCCGGCGCAGGGTCACGACATGGTGGTGCGCCGTCCGCCCCGCGTCTACAACCGCTACACGAACTACTGGGGCCTGACCTGGCGCGGCGCCATGACCATCACCCGCCCGTCGGCGATGGCGGTCCTCTCGATCGCCTAACCCACAGCGAGCCCGGCTCCGGCCGGGCTTTCTTCCAACTCTCGAGGTAAGCAGTTATGGCAAAGATCACCGCCCTCGCCGAGAACATCTCGAACGCGTCCGCCGTTGCGCAGACCGCGATCGACCTCGGCAACAAGACCCCGTACCTGCCCAACCGCAAGGTGCTGGCGAAGATCGTCGTGTCGCCGGATGCCACCGCGGCGGCGACCATCAAGATCCAGGGCTCGGACGACAACTCCAACTGGAACGACCTTCTCACGGCAACCGCGCTCGGCGGCAAGCAGGGCATGGTGCAGGCGTACCGCTACATGCGGGCGAACCAGACGGTCGCCGGCACCGCCGGCACCTACAGCGCCTACATCGAAGCGGGCGTGTAAGCAGTTGATCGGGACCCGCGGCGCTTGTCTCTCCAGGTGACGCCGCGGGTTCTTTTTCCCTTCCTGACGAGGAATCCACGATGAAAGTTCTGGCGTATTTGCTCACGATCCACCTCAACGCGATGACCAAGGTGCCGAAGGAAGTGTTCGGCTGGGAAGTGCCGGTGTTCGAGGATCGCTACGGCGATGCCTGCCACGTCAGCGAGGCGCGCGAGGTCGACTTGGGCAAGGACGAGACGGGCGAGGAACGCGGCCTGCCGGACGTGCGCGAGGAATACGAGCGCATGACCTCGGCGCACGGCGTCGATCCCGAGACGAAGCAGGGCGTAGTCGAGCGCGTGTTCGGCCGCGGCAACGTTGGCCTGAACGAGCTGGCGAAGCACATGCAGGCGGCGGTGGTGAAGCCGAAGAAGGCCGAGGCCCTGGCCCGCAGCAAGGCGAAGGCCGCGGCGGCAGCCGAGGTCGATGCGGAGACGGAAGACGCGCCGACTGGCGATCCGCTGGCCTGACGCGCACGGGGAGAGAGCACGACCACGGCGCGGCAGCTTCGGCTGCCGTGTCGCTAACAGGGGAAGGGGATGAGCGGCAGCGACGGTGGCAGCAACGGCCCGGTGATCGTCAACGGCGGCGCGGACGTCTACGACCGCACCATCGGTTTCGACGCGCCGGTCGCGTTCGACACCGGCCTGGTCGTGCAGCAGCCGGTCACGCTGGCGCAGCTGCGCGCCGACCTGATGGTGCTGCTCGGCTTCGCCACGATGGCGGGCACGCCGCCGCCGGGCATGACCACCACCCTCAATCTGTACCTGCGGCTGGCGCAGGCGCAGCTGTATTGGCGCTACCGCCAGCTGCGCACCGAGCGCTGGTGGCCGTGGCAGCTGGTGGCCGGGCAGCGCTTCTACGACCTGCCGGTGGACGGGGTCGACGTGCTCGAGGCGCGCCGGATCACCGCCGCGTTCCTCGCCGACAACGGCGGCCAAGCCGCGAGCGTGTTCGCGCCGAGCACCGCGCTCGCGCTCAATGCGCTGACGCTGCCGTCGACGAAGACCGGGCTGGTCTACCGCACCACCACCGCCGGCACCACCGGCACCACCGAGCCGACCTGGCCGACGGCCGAAGGGCAGACGGTCGTCAGTGGCACCGTCACCTTTACCGCGATCGCGCCGCCGGCCGCGGTGTGGTCGCCGCTGGTGGCCGGCATTCCGGCGGGCGACTTCACCCTCGCCACCAACGGCATCCCGACGCACTACGAAGTGCGCGAATACATCGAGGTCTACCCGGCCCCGGACAAGCCGTACCTGCTGTATCTCAAGGGCCACTTGGGCCTGCGTCGCTTTGATGAGGACACCGACTACGCCACCATCGACCCCGATCCGCTGCTGCTGTACGCCGCGGCGATGGCGAAGGCGCACTACCGTCAGCCGGACGCGAACAACTACGCGACGATGGCGCAGGGCTTGATCCGCGACCTCACCGCCGGCGCGCACACCACCAAGCGCTACCTCCCCGGCGACAACGTCAGCGGCATGAAGATTCCGCTTGGCTTCGACGGCGCGGGCAGCCTGCCGATGCCGCGCGTGACCTGGCGGAGCTGACGCATGTCGCGCGCCGTTCCCATCGCCTCGCAGTCCGACGGCATCAACCTGCTCCGCAGCAAGGGCGGCGCGGCGCCGACCGGGCTGTTCGATCTGCTCAACGGCTACGTCACTCCCAAGAAGACGATCAACGTGCGCCCCGGCACCGTCGTCGCGGCGACGTTCCCCGCCGGCAGCAAGGGCGTGGTCGGCTTCGAGGGCAAGTACCACACCTTCGCCACCGACGCGCTCGCCAGCAGCGACCCGAACGTGCTGGTGCATGTGCTCAAGCGCAGCGACAACAGCACCGCCGCCCTGAGCCGCATCCACCGCGCGTTCCCGTTCCTCGGCCGCCTGTACGTGGTCGCCGAATACGACGACGGCGCCGTGCGCCACTTCTATCTCGAGTCCCCGGCCGCGCACGCTGCCAGCCATGTCTACGCCTACGGCGACCGCGTGACCCCGGCCGCAGGCGACAACGGGTTCTACTACGTGATCGAGGACACCGACGCGACCGCCGCGTGGCAGGCCGGCGCCACGGTGGCGGTCAACGATTTCAAGCAACCGACCACCGCCAACGGCTTCAAGTACCAGGCGACCACGATCGCTGGCACCGGCACCAACTTCCTGACGTCCGATACCGAGCCCACCTGGCCGACGACCGAGGGCGCGACCGTCACCGAGCGTCGCTACATCACCAACCCGCACAGCTTCCCCGGCAGCGGCGTGGCCGGCACCGGCACCAGCGGCACCGGCAGCGGCACCAGCGGCGAGTACGGCCCGTTCCCGCCAACCGGCACGCGCACGCGCGACCTGTCGAGTGGTAGCGCATGACCACGACGACCGACTGGAAGCCGAGCACCAGCTACGCCGTCGGCGACTTTCTCGAGCCGGTGCGGATCGCCGCGTTCGGCTACGAGTGCACGACCGCGGGCAAGAGTGGCACCACCGAGCCGGCGTGGCCGACGACCGCCGGCGCCACCGTCACCGACGGCGCGGCCATCTGGACGGCGCGCGCCTCGACGCTGATCACCTGGACCGCGGTGCCGCTCTACAAGAGCGGCGCCAGCGAGCCGGCGTGGCCGACCACCTACGGCAGCACCGTCGTCGACGGCACGATCACCTGGCACGCGCGCAGCGCGCAGATCACCGACGCGAAGTGCCCGAACAGCACGTGCGCGCTGCCGATGGCGGCGAAAATCTACGCGCCCTACCGCGATGTCGTGCGCTACTGCGCGACCAACAACCCGCTCGACTGGTCGAGCCAGGACGACGCCGGCTTCGTGGCGAGCGGCCTGTCGGCGCCGACCAGCCCGGAAGCGGTCGCGCTCGGCGAATACCGCGGGCGGCTGGCGGTGTTCACTCCGTCGCACCTGCAGCTGTGGACGGTGGATCCGGACCCGGCGAACATCGTGCTGTTCGACTCGCTGGCCGGCTTCGGCACCGAGCAGCAGGACGCGGTGGTGTCGACGGTCGACGACCTCTACTTCATCACCGGCGAGGGCATTCGCTCGCTGTCGATCAGCGCGACCTCGACCAACCTCAACAGCGGCGACGTCGGCAGCGGCATCGACCCACTGATCGTCGCCAAGCTGGCCGGGCCGACCGCACCGCTGGCGACCTACGCGCCGGGCTTGGGCCAGGCCTGGTTCGTGTTCGAAGACGAGGTGTTCGTCTACACCAAGTCGCGCATCGGCAAGATCGGTGCGTGGAGCCGCTACAAGTTCCCGTGGGCGATCACCGATACCACCCAGCTCAACGGCCACCTGCTGCTGCGCAGCGGCGACACCCTGTACCAGCTCGACAGCACTGCCACCGATGACGCCGGCGTGGCCTTCACCGGCGTGGTGTGGACGCCCTACCTCGACCTCGGCAGCCCCGGCGCGCTGAAGTTCGTCGACAGCGTCGACGTGGTCGGCTACGGCCAGGCCTCGCTCGAGGTCGGCTTCGATCAGTCCAACAGCGCGGCCTACACCGCGCCGTTCCTGCTGCCGGAGGATTCGCTGTCGGGCGGTGGCGTGCCGATCCCGGTGGCCGGCCCGTCGCTGGCGTTCAAGCTCACCTACGCCGGCGGCCAGAACTGGCAGCTCAACGCGCTGCAGGTCTACCTCAACGACGCGGGGTTCGGGCCATGAGCGCGCGCCTGCTGCCGCTGTGGTTCGACGCGCTGCGCGCACTGTGCGAGACGGCGCGCCCGGACGAAGTCGTCGAGTACGAAGCGCAGACCGGGTTGGCGTGGGACGCCGCCGAGGTCGCGGTCGAGCTGTGGCGCCTGCCCGGCGAGAAGTACCTGGTGGTCGACGACGAGGGCCGCCCGGTGCTCGCCGCTGGCGTGGTGCCGCGCGGACGCGGCTGGTATCGCGGCTGGATGATCGGCTCGCTGGACGGCTGGCACGCGCACTGGCGCGCGATTACCCGCTTCACCCGGCAGGTCATGGAGCACATGCTGGCGAACGACGCGCACCGGCTCGACGTGCTGTGCCTAGCATCGCGCACGCAGGCTTGCCGCTGGTACATGAAGGGCCTCAAGATGCGCTTCGAGGGCGCGCATCCGGGGATGGGTGCAAACGGGGAAACCTGCGCGACCTACGCGCGGGTTCGGGGGAGCTGACATGGGCGGTGGTGGCGGCAACAAGGCGGCCGAGGCAGCGCAGCGCGCGGAGGAACAGCGCCGCGCGAATATCCTCGCGACGCAGCAGCGCATCGAGGCGATCTACGGCAACCCGCAGCGCGAGAAAGACATCCAGTCGATCATCGCGGCGACGCGCCAGTACCTCGGCCGCGACCTGTCGGAAAAGAACTCGCAGCAGTCGCGCCAGCTGAAGTTCGCGCTCGCGCGCGGCGGGCAGACCGGCGGCAGCTACGACGTCGACTCGCACCGCCTGCTCGGCGAGGATTACCTGCGCGCCGCGCTCGACAACGAACGGCGCGCACAGGGCACCGGCAACAGCCTGCGCGCGGCCGACCAGGAGTCGAAGATGAACCTGTTCTCGCAGGCCGCGAACGGGCTCGACATGACCACCGCCTCGCGCAATGCGCTGCAGGCGATGCAGGTCAACCTCGGCAACGCGAAGACGCAGACCACGCAGGACGGCATCGGCGATTTCTTCAGCAACCTCGGCGACGTGTATTCGCGTTCGCGCGAGGCGGCCGGCCAGCGCCAAGCCGAGCGCTACCAGTACGGCACGTTCTACGCCCCGACCGGCGCGGGCGGCAACGGCGGGTGGGGCGGATGATCCGCGCCGCGACCGCCGCCGATATTCCCGCGCTGCGCGAGCTGGCGAGGCCGTTCTTCGCGCGCAGCCACTACGCGACGCTCGGCGTGCTGTGCGACGACGCGTCCGAGGCGCTGGCGCTGCTGCTGCTGCGCGCGGGCATTTTCCTGGTGGCCGAAGTCGAAGGCACGATCGTCGGCATGCTCGGCGCGATCGTGACGCCGATGCTGGTGGACGGCGGCACGCTCGGCGCCAGCGAGGTCGTGTTCTTCGTGCGCGAGGACATGCGCGCCGCGCGCGGCATGGGGCGCCGTCTGCTGCTTGCGCTCGAGGCCGAGTGTCGCGCGCGCGGCCTGCGCTTCCTGCAAATGCACGCGATCGCGAGCAGCCCGAAGGCGCTGTTCACGCTGTACCGCAAGCAAGGGTTCCGCCCCACCGAAGCTTCCTACACCAAGGTGCTCTGACTATGGCCGCAGCAATCCCCTACATCGTCATGGCCGTGGCCTCGGCGGCGCAGTACCGCAGCAACCAGCTGCAGCTGCAGCGGCAGGACCGCGCCAACGCCGAAGGCATCCGCAAGCAAGCCGCCAATCAGGAGGAGGCCAACAAGCGGATCAACAAGACGCTCGACAAGGCGCAGGACTCGAACCTGGCCGGCGAGCAGCAGAGCACGCAACAGCAATATCTGCAGCAGGTGCAGGCCGCACAGGCGCAGGCCAACGCCGGCCTGACCGCGAAGGGGCTCAACGCCGACTTCGACGAGCGCGCCGGCGGTGCGGCGGCGCAGAACGCCGACTGGGGCGCACTGGGCGCCAAGCTGCTCGGCACGATCGACGCCGGCGGCCGGCAGCGCGCTGACGAAGGCAAGCTGTACGGCGACACCAACATGGACTTGACCCGCATCGGCATGGCCTCGGCCGGCGACGACTTCCTGACCCGCTTGAAGATGGCCGCCGCGCGCGGCAACACCGGCCTCGACCTGATCGCCGGTATCGGTGGCGCGGTCGGCAAGGGCATGGCGAGCAACGGCTATGGGCAGACCACGCCGGCCACGGCCTCCGCCTACGGCAGCTATTCGCCGGCTTACGGGGGCTAAGACCATGCCACAGAGCGCACTCCAGCAAGGCGTCGGCGACCTGATCATGGCCGCGATGGGCGGCGGGCGGCTGCAGCAGAACGCGCAGCTGCGCCAGCAGATGGCCTACGACCAGGCCGACACCATGCGCGCCGGGCTCGACGAGAAGATCAGCCAGGCCCGCCAGCGCCGCCTGCAGCTCAACGCGCAGGAAGGAATCGCCGACGACCTCGCCAAACTGTTTCCGGGCGCGTCGCCCGATCAGACGGGCGCCTACGCGCACGTGCTGCAGGGCGACTACGGCAAGCTCGGCGACGTGCGCAAGGACACGCTGCAGTCCGCGGCGCTGGCCGCGCTGTCGCAGAACCCGAACCTGATGCCGGGTAATGCCGAGCTGGCGGTGCTGGACGGCAAGCCGATCAGCGACGTCAACATCGACGGCGGCCAGATCATCACCCACCAGTACGGCGCCGCGCCGACGGTGGCGCCGACCGTGGCCGACGCAGCGCTCGCAAGTCAGCGGAACGCCAGCGCGCGGCTGCATAACGTGCAGGCCGATGCCGGCGGCTACAACCCGCACACCGGGCGCGGCGTCGGCGCGGCGATCATCCAAGCGCTGACACCCGGCGGCCACCCGTCGTATCAGGTGCAGAGCAAGCCGATCAGCGAGGCGCAGGCGGTGATCGACGACGCGCGCGGCCAAGGCGAGGACATGACCGGCTACAGCCCGGTGGACGTCGCGCACGCGCTGCGTGGCGGTGCGCCGTTCGTGCCGCTGCACAATGGCGCCGGCACCATGCGCTTCATCGAAGGCGCGAAGGCGCCGTACAGCGTGCCGATCAAGCCGGGAACGCAAGGCGCGCTGCCGGCGCAGGACAGCGGCTCCGGCATCGCCGACCTGGTGCTCGGCGCGCTGCACAACCTGCTGCCTGGGGGCGGGGCTCCGGCCGCGCCCGCGGCGGCGGCTCCGGCCTCGGCGCACCCGCTGGCGAACGACGCGCCGCCGCCGGCCGCGCTGGCTCGCTTGCGCGAGGGGGTGGTGACGCAGTTCGGCAACGGCCAGCGCTGGACCCTGCGCGGCGGCAACCCGGTGATGGTGCCCTGATGGCCGACTGGGATGTCGTGAGCGAGCAGCCTGCGGCACCGGCGCCGACGCCGCGTGCGCCCGCCCCCGCGCCGGCGACTGGCAGCGGCGGCTGGGACGTGGTGGCCGAGCACCCCGCTGACGCCGGTCCCGGCCTGTTCGAGGGTATCGGGCAGGTGCCGAAGTCGCTGCTGAAGACCTCGGCCGACATTGGCGACACCCTGCTGCAGGCGCTCGGGCGCCCGCTGGCGCAGCTCAATGACTTTCTGGAGGCGCGTGATGCACGCGCCTATGGCACGCCACTGCCGGAACACAGCAACGTCGAGGACGTCGACTACGCCGCCAAGAATTTCACCGAGCCGGCGCAACAGTATTGGCAGACCGACAACGCGAAGATGGGGCGCGGCGCGCGCGCGGTTGACATGGGCGCGCATGTCGTCGGCAGCATCCCATCAATGGTCAGCATGGCGCCGCTGTTCCTGCTCAACGCGGGATTCCAGCCGGCCAAGCATGCGATCGACCAAGGCACCGACAGCACCACGGCTGGCGAAATCGGCGGAGCGAACCTGCTGGTGAACGCGCTCGGCCTGAAGGTGCCTGGCACGGCGGCGCCGTTGCTCGAGCGCGCCGGCCTCGGTCCGCTGCTGGCAAAGCCTGGCGCGCAGCTGGCCGCGCGCGTGGGCACCGGCGCCGCCGTCAATCCGGCGATCGGCGCGGCAGGCGCGCAGGCCGAGAAGAAAATCTATGAGGCCAACGGCGAGCACGCGCTGGCCGACGCGGTGCATCCGCTCGATCCCGAGACGCTGGCGTTGCAAACGCTGATGGGCGCTGGGTTTGGTGTGGCTGACCACGTCAACGCGCCCCGCCGCACCCCCGAACCCGCGCCGTCGGCATCGGACGCTACCCCTCGTCAGGGCGAACCGATGCCGGCGGCCGGGACCACTGCGCAGCCTGCCGCGGAAGCCGCGCCGGCGCCAGTGGCCCGCACCCCGTTCGCCAGCCCCGATGCGCACGCGCGCGACGAATTCGTCAAGCGCGCGGCAGCCAAGGGCGTCGACCCGCAGCTCGCGCACGAACTCGCCCCGCAGGCGCCGGTGGATCGCACGACCGGATTCGTCGACGGCCGCCAGGGCGCGACCGACGCCACCATCGAGCGCGCGCAGCAGCACGTCGCCGAGACGGGCGAGCCGGCGGTGTGGGTCGGCGGCGACATCGCCAACTTGGGCGGGCTCAACAAGCACTTCGGCAGCCGGCAGACCGACGCCGACGTGCACTACAAGGCGATGGCCGAGATTCTGCACGACGAGCTGCGCGCGACCGGCGGTGACGTCGTGCCGCTGCGCACCGGCGGCGACGAGGTCGGCGCGGTCGTCGTCAACGCTGACCGCCCGTCGGTGGATGCCGCGTTGGACCGTGCACGGGAGCGGGTACAGGCGTATGCTGCCGAACATGGCCTCGACACCATCCCGCACAAGGAAACGGGGCGCGCGCCGGGCGTCGGCATGCACTTCGGTGCCGCCGACATCGCGCCGGGCCTGAAGGTCAAAGAGATTCTGGACGAGGCCGACAACGGCATCGACCGCAGCCGTAATGAGGGAGGCAACAATGTCGCAGCAGTCCCGGTTGAAGCGCCGCGGGATGGAGCACCTGGCGGGCAACCCGTCGGCGATCGTGGCGGAAGCGAACCGCCGGTCGCAGGAATTCCAGCGCAAGCTCGCGGCGGCGAAGGTGTCGAACGCGCAGGCGCGAGCGGCGGGCGCGGACACGAAGGGCAGCCTGCTGGAGTTCGGCAAAGCGGGGATGCGCCGGCAGGAAGCGACCCGCACGCCGAAGTCGCCCGGCTGACGCAGGACGTCGCCGCGGCCCGCGCCGCCGGCGATAGCACGCGCGTCTCCGAGCTAACCCCGCAGCTGCAGGCCGCGCAGGAGCGCGCCAGCGCGCCGCCCGTGCCCGAGCCTGCCACGCCCGCGCCGATGGCGCCGGAGCCCGCCTACGCGCCCGCCGAGCCCGTTCGCGCGCCCCTACCGCCCACCGGCACCAAGCACGCCGTCACCGACGCCGAGCGCGCCACTGAGGGCCGCCCCGCGCGCGAGCCGCATGAGACGCAGCCGGACGAAGTGGCGCTGGAGCGCGCCCGCACCGACCTTGAGGCCAACCCGCACCGCGGCGCCGAAGTGGTCGAGAAGCTGCGCAACGCCGGCGTCAACGGCATCAGCGTCCACGACGAGGCGGTGCTGATGGCGCACAAGGTCGCTGTGCGCAACCGCCGTGACGCCGCGGCTGACCGTGCCACCGATCCGTCGCTGTCGGCCGAGGAGCGCGCCGTCGCGCGCCGCGAGTACGACGAGGCGAACGCGGAGGTCATCGCCATCGACGATGCGGCGGCCAATTCCGGTCGCGAGTGGGGGCGCTTCGGTCAGCTCCGCTCGCGCGAGATTCGCGCTGACTTCAGCTTCGAGGCGATGGAGCGCAAGGCGCGGATCGCACACGACCGCCCGCTGACGCCGGAGGAAGTCGCCACGGTGCGCGCGCAGGCCGAGAAGATCGAGGCGCTGCAGAAGCGCCTGGACGAAGCCGAGTCGCGCGCCGCGTTCGCCGAGCAGCAGCGCGTCATCGTCAAGGAAGGCCGCGCCGCCGCCGGCAAGCAACGCACCCGCAGCGAGCGCCTGCAGCGCATGGAGCAGCGCGCGAGCGAAGCGCGGGCGCGCCTGCGGGCCAAGCTCGGCACCGCGCACAGCGGCGTCGACCCCGGCATGTTCGCTGACGCGGCGACGATCGGCGCTTACCACCTGATGCGCGGCGTCACCGCTGCCGCCGAGTGGGCGAAGGCGATCCGCGCCGACCTGGGCGACAAGCTGTTCCGCGCGATCGAGCCGCGGCTGGATGAGCTGCGCCGCGCGGCCGAGACGCTGGCGGCGAAGGAGAAGCTGTCGGTCGACGCGATCCTGCAGAAGATCGACCCGAACAACGTCACCTCGCGCGACGTCAGCCAGCTGGTGCGCGCGCACATTCTCGACGGGTTGGACACCTACGACGCGGTGATGGACGCCGTGCATGCCGACCTCGCGGGCATCACGAAGGTCAGCCCGGAGGAAGTGCGCGAGCTGTATGTCACTCCGCCGCCGAAAAAGGCGCCGCCGGTCGGCTCGCCAGAGGCGGCCACGGTCAAGCGCATCGCCGGCGTCAAGGACAAAACCGAGGCGGGCGAGTTCGACAAGCCCGAGCGCACCGAACGCGCGAAGTCGAAGGTCGAGGAAAAGTTGGCCTTCGAGCTGGCACAGGCCAAGGCCGAGTTCGCCCGCCAGCAGTTCGAGGCGGAAATGGCGCGGCGGCCGGCGTGGAAGAAGGTGTTTGGTGGCGTCGGCGAAGCGCTCGGTGTCGCGCGCGCCTATCAGACCGGCCTCG